CCTCCTCATAGGTTATTCTGTTAGGAATATCTCTAAACATTCCCGTTGATTCCCATTTTACACTTTTTTCTCCTAATTTGTCAAGGATTGCATGTTCAATAGAATTGGCGTTATCTTCAGCTAAAACTTCAAATTTAGCGTGATGATCATAAGCCCAGATGTTTATAAGATATTTCTTCATTTTTTCTTTCTATCTATTTGTAAATTGTGGCGGAACTATGTCCCGCCACAAAATATTATTTTATATTACGCACCTTGAACGCCAAAGATACCTCTATAGTCAGATACACCAAATCTGTATCTTTCTCTAGCTTTGTATCTTACGTTACCAGTATCGAAGTCCCCTTCCATCGCCGTTTTAATCGGCGTTCTTTCAAAGTACTTCATACCATTTGGAACGTCAGTGATAAGATACCAAGAATCTGCATCAGTTAAGAAATTGTTCACTCTATAACCTTGAGGAACCATTCCCATTGATACGATTGCATTGATATCATTATCAGCAGTCGAAGTTCTACCTTGTGACTTCATCAGTCTCTCAGCATTAAATTGGTTTGCAGAAGGAACGATCATTTTCATCCCTCTTGCAGCAATTTTTAAACCTCTTTCGTCAGTCATTGCAGCGATGTCTACTAAAGACTGCTCCAATGATGTTTCGTTAAGGTCTGCTTGAGTTGTCAAAGTATTTTGAACTGTTCCAGCAATCGTTGGGTGATTAGTTGCAAACAATGCTGACCCATCTCCTGAAAGAAAAGTCGCTGTTTGCGGTAGCCCATTGATTAATGGATCAACTGCTTTGATTTGTTTAGTATTCGCCATAGAACGAGCTAATGCTTTTGTATATCTAGACGCAAGTCTGTCGTACAAATTATCCTCGATCGCTTCTTCAGTGATCGCGAATGCTAATGCAATTGTTTCCATAGTGTAACGTGCTGTGTAAGTCTCTTGAGCGTTGTCAAAAGTTACTGCACCACCTTCCGGTTTAACCGCTGCATTTGCAAAACCAGATAACATAACTTCTTCTTCAAACGCTCTGTCTGAAGTTTCTGTTACATATATCTCAGCATGCTGATTCTCATAACGTTTATATTCCAAGCCGAATAAAGCATTCAAACCTGGCTCTAGTTCTTTAACTAGTTGTCCTCGTGATATTGCCATAGTCTATTCTCCTTATATTCCGGCTGTGCCATTAGCTAAAAAGTGAGAATTCACTTTTACAATCCAATTGACATGAGAAGAACCGATTTCGTCGTTATCGATATTCTTCGTCACCCCAAGGATTTTTAGCTGCTGGGCTGTTGTTGTTAACGTGTCGTTATCCAGCTCAACTCTTGATAGATAGTTTGCTGAATCACCTGCCGTATATGCAATGTCCGCACAGTTGAAAACATCAGTCTGCGCTGATGCAGCTGTGTTATCAGATTGTATTTCAAATCTTTCGTACGGGTCATCGCTTACGAAACCAACAATATCAGTTGCAGTGTTAGCTGCTTTGAGATTGTTAGCCCACGTAGGCTTACTTGTGTTTGCGTCAGTATAATAGATACCATTAAGTGAACCTAAGATAGTTGCAGTTGAAGTTGATACAACAGTTATATAACCAGTCGCCGCTGCTTGCACAGGGTCGTTTTGGTACATAGCTGCTGAACTAGCTGCAATGCTAAACTCAGATAAACCTTGGTTGTCATCATTCTGACCAACTTTACCGATCGGTCTTAGACCGAACGCTACTGTTTGATTTGCCATGATGGCCTCCTTATAGACCTGCCCTTGCGGGCCTCCAGTCCGTTAGTTTATCTTTGAGTGGTTAGAATCGTTAAAAAATTAACTTTTCTTTGAGCCACCAAAAGTTACGCGAGATTGTCTATCAATATTGATAGGCATACTCTGGTGCTCTTCCTTCAGTAGATCCTTGTCCAGCGCTTCGACTTTATCGTTGTGTTGTTTTGCATAATAGTCGCCACGTTGTTTTACGATCTCGTCAGGTACCCTTGCGAGCAAAAGGCCTCCAACTCCGATCACACCCTTGTACTTGCCATCTTCAACAACTGGATAATCTGAATCCGGATATTCATCTGATCTAACTAATTCATAACCAGACCGAAGTCTGCCTTGAATATTCTTAGAGTCATTGAATCCCAATGATTCTGATCTTAGCCATCTATGTTGAAATCCTGTTGGCGCAGGGGGTGCATCTAAAGATGATGGTGGAGCCCAAACTTTTTTGTGAGATTCCTTTTCTCTAGTTTGACTCGCACGGGAAGTTTTTTTTTCTGTACTCATATGCTTATGACTCCTTCGTGATGTTTAATTGTTTCGCATACTCTTCAAGTGGCACACCTAATTTTTTAGCGATTGTAACTTGAGACGGCGTGAGTCTCACTGTTTTGCGACCGGTCTTTGTACTTCGCTTCGCTGAAGCTACTGTTTGTACGGGTTTGGTCGTTCCTTCCGCTAATGTTGTTCTATCAAATTTATGGGGGAATTCAAGCTTTATTCTCTTGTCTATTTCCGCATAATATTCGTCACTTGTTGAATCAAATCCTTCTTTTTCAGTTAGGGTTTTATGAAGGTCCATAGCAGTATAAGTCATGGCATTGTTTTGTCCAAACCATGAATTCTTCTCTGCCCAGGCTTCTGCTTTAGGATCTGGTGTCCCTCTAGCTGCTAACTGTCTAGCAAGACTTGGTGCTTTTTTGGTTGATTGTTGTTTATTATACTCTTCTTGTGCCGCTTTAGTTTCCGTAAGTTGCGCTTTTTTAACACCCAATTCAGATATATTTGCTAATGCATCAGCTTCTGCGCCTAGATCATTTGCTTCTCTAGCAGCAGCAAGTTTTGCTTTTGCAGCCTCTATTCCGGATGTAATGCGTTCTTCTGAAACAGACAAGTAACTTGGCTCAAGCCTCGAGATTTTAGCATCAGTTTTTTCTTTTGCTTTAATCATTCTCTCAGCATAAGTGATTGCCTCATCTTTTTGTCTCTCGGCTTCTCTCCACTTTTTAGTGAGCTTCGCTATTCTTTTCTGAACACCTTCAGAGTATTGTTCTAATTCTTCTTCTTTCTTTTCTTCTTTAATTTCTTCTTTAATTTCTTCTTTAACTTCTTTCTTTTCTTCTACTGGTTTTTCTTCAACTACTTCTCGGACAGTAGGTTCTTCTTTAACAACCTCTTTTTCTTCAATAGTAGCTTCGTCTTTTTGTTCAGGGATATCAACATCCATTGCTGGACCGGATGTGTCAATATCTACTGTCTTTTTTTCTTCTGCTTCTGGCATAGTTATCTCCTATGTTAATATTGATGAAATATATCTTCGGGATTATCGATGGTTGCTAAAATTTCATCGTCGTTTAGCAATCTTACTTCCCCGCCATCTATCAGGATTCTTGATCCTGCATATCTTGCAAAGATCACCCAGTCGCCTTTTTTACACCAAGGCCCTTCTGGGAATTTTTCTTTGTTATAACAATATGGTCCCATTCTTAAAACAAGTCCACATGTTGAAGCGACTTGTGATCGCTCAATAGTTTCATCAGCTAGCACTACACCACCTTTAGTTTTTTCCCCCATCTTAAATGGTAAAATTAACATTCTCCATCCCGTAGGATTAGGTAGTTTAGTTTCTTCTGTGTTTGCTAAATTTTTTTCTGCGGCCTTTTTTTGCTTTTTAGTTTCTACCGCTTGGTGGTCTTTGAATTCTTTGTACTGGTCTAATAGCGCCGGCTTAGTCTTTGGACTTGATGTTGACGACTGTTCCTTCATTTTTTTGCTCCTTATTTAGCAGGTTAGAGATATCCTGACTGATTTTATAATAGGCATGTGCCTGTCCCATCATATACTTATATTTTTCCATACTGTCAACCCCTCCGGCAATCATTGCATCACCTACTTGTTGATACAATTCTTTAAGGTTACGTTGAATTTTATTTAGTATTGTTAATTCGTCCATTATTTTCTTTCTATTATTTTATAAACCCTTTCGGTATAAATTGTGAACCATAATATTTATCATAACTTTTATTGCTTACTTTAACGCCCCCTAAACTTGAGCCGCCAAAATAGCTACCATTATAATTTTTCTGAGCTTGTTTAATCATAGAATCA